CGTACTTGGGCCGACATCCTTAACCAAGCGAACTTGGGATTTGAAGTCATGCACGAGCGCAACGCTCACAACTTCCCTCTGGACCTTGCTTCTGTTGAAACAACTCCAGTCGCCTTGTCCGCCCCCACCATCGGCTGAGGCTGAATCGCCGTCCGTTCATCCCCTTAGTGGGACGCATGTAACCTGATCATGGAACGGGGGTCAGGTGCTTGGAGATTATCATGGCTACTCAAGTCACTTACAAGTATCGCGGCGTTTCTTACACTAAAACGGTAGTCCGTTAAAGCGGCATTGGGAGGTGCAAACCCTCCCTTACCAATTGGCATTGGCCTCTACGGAGATACCCTTTGCCGTCTAGACGGTGGGATAGACCACAAAATAAATTTAATTTCCAAACGTTTGGGAGCAAGTCTACATTAACTTTACTCCTTAAAAATGGCATTCCAATCTAGCGTTAACCCCACTCAGCTTACTCAGCTGGGTCAGGCTAACCTGGCGGGTGATACCCGCGCCCTTTATCTCAAGCTATTTAGTGGCGAGATGTTCAAGGGTTTCCAGAACAATACGATCGCTCGTGATTTGATCATGAAGCGTACCCTGAAGAACGGCAAATCTCTGCAGTTCATCTACACGGGTCGCACCAAGTCTGAGTTCCATACTCCTGGCAACAGCATTCTTGGTGATAGCAACGGTGCACCTCCGGTGGCCGAGAAGACCATCACCATTGATGACCTTCTGATCTCCAGCGCATTTGTGTATGAGCTGGATGAAGTCCTCAGCCATTACGACCTGCGTAGCGAGATCTCTCGTAAGATCGGTTATGCTCTGGCTGAAAAGTATGACCGTCTGGCATTCCGTTCCATCGCTCGCGGTGCACGTGCTGCCTCTCCTGTGTCTGCTACCGGCTATGTTGAGCCCGGTGGTACCCAGGTTCAAGTCGGTACTGGTGCTGGTACTGAAGCTGATGCTTATGATTCGGCTAAGCTCGTTGCTGCTTTCTATGATGCAGCCGCTGCTATGGACGAGAAAGGCGTCACCATGGATGGCCGTGTTGCCGTTCTGAACCCCCGTCAGTACTATGAACTGATCCAAGCCGTTGGTTCTAACGGTCTGGTGAACCGTGATGCTCAAGGTTCTGCACTGCAGAGCGGTCAGGGCATCATCGAGATCGCCGGTATCAAGATCTACAAGTCCATGAACATTCCGTTCCTGGGTAAGTATGGTACCAAGTACGGCGGCACCACTGGTGTTACCGATCCTGGTCGCACTGGTGACTTCGTTGAAGTTGCTCTGGAAGATGCTGATACCGCTCAGACTGGTATCAACAACGACTACGGTACTGCTGCTGAAGTTGGTTCGACCTCCTGCGGTCTGATCTTCCAGAAGGAAGCTGCCGGTATGGTGGAAGCTATTGGTCCTCAGGTCCAAGTGACCAGCGGCGACGTGTCCGTCATCTATCAAGGTGATGTGATGCTGGGTCGTTTGGCTTGCGGCTGTGATTATCTGAATCCTGCTGCTGCTGTGGAACTGCACGTTACCAGCACTGCACCTTCTGCTTTCTGATTTTAATATCGTTTACGGGAGCTCCTTCGGGGGCTCCTTTTTTTTAATGAAAAAATTATGCCTGCCACTTATGCTGCGTCCACAGAACTGGATGCTGTTAATCAAATATTAAGCTCTGTGGGACAGGCTCCTGTCACCACACTCGATCTTCAGAATCCTGAAGTTGCTATTGTTCTCACCACTCTCCGCGAAGTAAACAGACAAGTTCAGGCTGAAGGTTGGAATTTTAACGTTGAGCGTGGTTACACCTTTACTCCTGATGCATCAACTAAAGAGATTAAGTACCCTACTAATGTCTTGCAATTAGATACAAACACCACTACGCATCGTGACGATTACAACCCTATTCGTCGTGATGGTAAGTTTTACGATAAACTAAAGCATACATATCAATGGGACAAAGCTATTAAAGCTGATGTAACTTGGCTGTTTGAATTTGAGGATGTTCCTCCTGCTATTCAACTTTATATTACTGCCCGTGCTGCTCGTCTTGCTTCTAACAAAATGGTAGGCGATAGCACTCTATTTCAACTGCTACAAGAACAGGAAATTCAAACCAGAGCTGCTGCTCTAGAGTATGATTGTAATCAAGCTGATTACAGTATCTTTGGGTGGCGTGATGGTGAGAACTACTATAATAATTATCAACCGTACAATGCGCTGATCAGATGAGCACACTGACCCAAAGGATTCCAACCCTTTTGCTTGGCATTTCTCAACAACCAGATAATCTTAAGTTTCCTGGTCAGGTAGTAGACGCTAACAACGTCTTTCCTGACTACGCCTTGGGGATGCTGAAGCGACCTGGCGGTAAGTTTGTAGGTACTCTTAAAGATGCCTCTACTTCTGGCAGGTGGTTTTCAATCCTTAGGGATTCAGGTGAAAAATATGTTGCTCAATACGACAACAACACTTTCCGAGTGTGGAGTCTGCTAGACGGTAGTCCACGTAAAGTAGAGATGGGTACCCCAGGTTCTGGTGGTATTCCAGCTGGGTGTAATTACACAAACCTGCAAACAGATCTACTTTCTTATAACTCTGCTGTAGATTCTAGGGAAACAAGTTTAACCTCTCTTAATTCTACATCAGCTACCTTTGCTGAAACTAGTGATGGACAGATTGGTGTACAAACTACCAACCTAGAAGTTATTACTACTTACGATACTGACTACTATCAAACGGTAAAGACTGGTGTCGTGTATGAAAATAACAAATACATTGTCACCAACAATGGTAGTGTCATTGGTCAATACACTAACACTACTTTCCCTGCTGGTTATGCTTTAGGTACTGATCGTACAGACGATTATCCGTTGTTGAAACAGCGGGATATTAAAGTATATGACCTGCTGATTACTGCTGCAGCTCTTTACACTCCTGCTGAACTAGCTACTGCAACTACTAATCAGACTAACGCAGAAACAGCATATACTACTGCAGTCAGTAATGAGACTACAGCAGAAGGTAATTATGATGCGGAAGTAACAGCTTGCATACCGACAGCTGCACTACCTTATTTAAATGGTGCTACAGCTGATGACATTGAACTACTGACTATTAATGATTATACCTTTGTTTTAAATAAAGCGAAGGTAGCAGCTATGACTAGTAACACTGCACCTGCACTACCTGACCAAGCGTTTGTAGTCATTAGTGTAGTTGCTTATCATGCTAATTACACGGTTATTATTAACGGTATTAATTATACTTATTTAACACCAAAAGATACATCATCTAGTGCTGTTGATGCAGGTACAATTGTCAGCAATTTAGTCAGTCTTATTAATGGCGGTACAGGCACTCATGGTGTAACTGCATCTGCTGTTGGTCCTGGTATCTATCTTTCAGGTACTAGTGCGTTTACCGTTAACACTTCTGGCTCTGCTGCTGAAGAAGGTATTTATGTTTTCCAAGACCAAATCAACGTATCTGGAAGGCTGCCTAATCAGTGTCAAAACGGTTATGTTGTCAAAGTCTACAACAGTGATATTGTAGACGCTGATGATATGTGGGTTAAATTTAACACCACTGATAACGCTACCTTTGGTCCTGGTGTCTGGGAAGAAACTGTTGAACCTGGATTAAAGTACGAATTAGATGTCAACACCATGCCCCACCTTTTAATCAGGCAAAGTGACGGCTCTTTTTATTTTGGTCCTGCTGACGGTTCTACAATTGGCAGTATTACATTGCCTAGCTGGACTGATCGTTTAGTTGGTGACGATACCACTAACCCAGTACCTAGTTTTATTGGCCAAAAAATTAAACATGTTTTCTTCTACAGAAACCGTTTAGGATTCCTGTCTAAAGAGAATATTATTCTCAGTAAAGCAGGTGATTATTTTAACTTCTTTGCAGGTTCTGCTCAACTAGTTGCAGCTGACGATCCGATTGACATTACGGCTACTTCTCGTACACCTGTTAATCTCACTTATGTTCAAACAATTTCTGTCGGCTTGGTACTCTTTAGTCAGAACGAACAGTTCTTACTGTCTACTGATGCTGATATACTTGGACCAACTACAGCTAAAATTAACACGCTGAGTAGCTTTGAGTGTGATGAAAACTTAGAAGCTGTGTCCATGGGTACAACTATTGGTTTTGTATCTAAGACACTTCTGTGGTCTCGTCTATACGAACTGAGTAACATTCGTAAAGAATCACCTGCAGACTCTAATGAAATCAGTAACAATGTTTCTGAATTAATACCATCTACTGTTAACAGTTTTATCTCCTCACCAGCTTTGTCAATTGTTTCTTTTGGACAGACTGGTACGAGTACTCTTTATCAATATCGTTTCTACCAAGTTGGTACAGATCGCCTGGCTAACACTTGGTATAAATGGGATTTAACTGGTAATCTCCGTGAACAGTTTTTTGATGAGACTACCTTTTATGCTGTTTGTGATGACGGTACTAATGTATTTGTACAGTCTTATGATTTGACACAAGCAAGCGAAGAAGGCTTCCTAACTTTACCTACTGGAGAAAAGACAGATATTTGTCTGGATATGTTCTCTGTAAATCCACGTAGGACTTACGATTCTATCAACAAAACTACACGTATTTTCTTACCGTATGATCACATTTCAGGTAAGACTTTTAGAGTACTTTTAGTAGGTGGTTACATTGGTCAAACAGTTACTGCTGATGAATCTATTGGTTTGATACCTGATAACTTAACGGTTGCAGGTACTGCCGGTAATTATTATGTTGATGTAGAGGGTGATTATAGAGGAAGGAACCTAATTATTGGTTACTTATACGATATGACTATTGAGCTACCTAAGTTCTACTTCGGTAAAACTGAAGGTAAGCAGCATATCACTGACTCTACTGCTGATCTTATTATCCATCGTATTAAAGTTAATACAGGTCTCAGCGGTCCTATTACTTATAACGTTGATATTACAGGAAAAGATGTATGGCAAAATGTGGTGAATGTGACATTACCTAACACGTATAACCTGGGTAATGTTAACCTATCTGCAACTGCTGAACATATTGTACCTATATTCCAACGTAACACGAATTTAAAAATCACTATTAAAGGTGATACTGCATTCCCAGTCAGCTTGAACAGCATGTCTTGGGAAGGTAACTACAACACCCGATTCTACCGTAGATCCTAATGCCTGTTTCCACCCCTAGTTTTACAGTCAGACCTGCTACTATTGACGACATACCTGCTGTACTCGACAACTTGTTAGACAATAGTTTAGAAGATCTACTTCGATATAACATCAACCCAGTGTTAAGCCTTGCTATGGACGTATGTAATAGTGAGGCTTATCTGGCTTTAACTGAAGACAACAAACCAGCGGCACTGTTTGGGTTTGAGTCTGATTGCTTCTGGATGCATATGTGCAGAAGCATGGAAGAGCATCCAGTGGCTTTTATGAAGTTTGCTAAACGTTGGTTTAACAACCGTAGACCTAAGTTCCTTTGGAATCACACTGGCATTGAGTACGCTCAAGCTATTAAGATGGCAAAGTTCTTTGGGTTTAAAATTTTAAGAGTATTTCCTAGTACTCTGACTTATACTTATTTAGTCGAAATGGTATTACTATGACAAAGGAGGTATCTTAATGGAACTGTGGGGTACCGCAATTAGTGCCGGTTTAAGCGGTATTATGGGTATGCTTGGCGGGAACGCTAAGGCAGACCAAATGGCGGCACAGCAAGCGGCAGGTATCTATAAGAACCAGCTGAGCATTGCAAAAACTCGTATGATGAACGAGTACAAGCAACGTGCTTATCAACGTCAGGTTGATCGGGTACGTGAACAAATGGTGGAGAACTTCAAAGCAGCTAACTCGTCATGGCAAACTGAACAATCTAGGCTGCAAGAGCAGTTCTTAGGGTTCAGTGACAAACGTCAAGCATTGATCAAACAGTTGATGCAAGCTGAAGGTTACGCTGCTGCTACTGAAACATATGGACGGAGTTCTGATCGAGCTATTGCTTTGGCAACTGCTGCTCAGTTCGGTAACAGCGAAGCACGTCTTGCTTTGACTGAACAAAGTGCTATTAAACAATCTGCTCGAAACATGGGTAAGATTGGCGGTCAAGCATATTCCGCAGATATGCAAGCATATGGTAGCGTTATTGAAGGACCGATCCCTGAAATGGCTGAAACTACTTATCAAGGTAATGGTTTCAATTACGGTCTCAATAGTGCACTGTCTATTGGTCAAGGTTTAATTTCAGGTGCTCAAATGGGTCTTCAGATTGACCAAAGTTTTGCTGGTGTTAAGGCACCCAGTGGAGGTTAACTAAAGTAAAATGAAACTACCAGAAATTACGCAAATAGCGTTTGAAGGGTCGGCTCAAGCGTCGCCTTTTCAACCAGTTCAAATTCCTGATCCTAACCCTAGGCTTCAGGCTAACTTAGCAACTATTGCTCAAAGCTTCTCGAACATTCAAACTTCTGGTGTTCAGCAGTACAAACGGCAAGAGATGCAGGCGAAGCAAATGGAACAACTCTATGAGTTTGCTCCTAAAGCTATTGGAAGTATTTACAAAATTCAGGATGACATTCGTGAAGCATCTGCTAAGGCATTTTCTGCCCAAGCACTTCTTAACGCTGATCCTGTCCAACTTAAAGAAGCTCTATCTGCTCAAGCTGAACGTAATAGAGAGCTAACTCCTGAACAGCAAAGAGAGCGTGATGCTTTAATTGCTAAAGAAGGTAGGGATATTAGCAAAGAACCTGGAAACTCCGAACTAGCCAGTTTGTTTGTTGGAGCTGTCGGTAAAAGGAAGAAACATTTAGACATTGGTCTTGCTAAAATGATGGGAACCATTCTACCTGAATGGGTCACCGAACAGCGTAAGAGCAACAGTGGTCAGATGTTCCTACCACAGCTGGGTGTATCAGTCACCATTAATGATCCAAACCTTCCGCCTACTACCGCCGAAATGGTTAGACAGCAGCTTATGAAGTCTGCTATGGGTATTGATGATATTTCTGGTAACGATTCCATGGATCTGGGTATCTTTGCAGAACATGCAGTCCCGCTTGTTCGGCAGAATATGCTGCAGATTAAACAACGTGAAGACCGTACCTGGCGCTCTACTAATGGTCATAATCAGCGCATGGATCTTATCCGTAAACATCAGCATGATCTTAGTCAAGAGGGTTTGACTCCAGAACAACGAGGTAAAAATTTCACTACCTTTATCGACGCTATGGGAGCTACTTACCCAATCAGCGGTGAGGATAGAGGCATTGGCGCCGCAGTTTCTTTGACTAAATGGGAAAAATCAATTGATGAACACGTTCTTGCTGGTAATCAGTTTAACGTCCAAGCATACGGCAACATGGTTGTCGGACCTAAAGGTGAACTTCTTAAAGATTACAACCCTGGTCACTTCAATCGTGTCAAAGCTTCTGTAATCGAAAAGGAAAACAGAGAGTTCTCTAATAGGATGGGCGCTCGACAAAGGAGCGTCAAGGAACAAGTCATTAGCTACCTCCAACACATTAAAGAAAACGAAGGTGAAGTTACCTTTGACCAAGGTGCTGCACAAGTTCGGTACCTTACTGACCTTGCAACGGCTGCTGGTTTAAGTCCTGCTGCCGCTGGTATTGATCAGATTCAAAGTCAGCTGTTGATGTACGGTGAAGGCTCGTCTGAACGTCAAGCTTTGATTGCCAGTGCTCAAGCAGATAATATGAATGGTACTTTGTCCCTCACTCATCCTCTGTTTGCCACTGCTCTCGGACGTACACACCCGTTGTACGAACAAGCTAAACGTAACGACGCTAATAACCTGACTGAAGAGCACAAGAGCTACAAAGACGTTCTCACTGATATTGTCTCTGCAAACCTTGGTTCTGCTAAAAACCTGTACGGTGAATTGAAAGGTGTTGGTGGACAGATTGTCAACGACATCTACGCCAGGGATCTTTCTACTTTTAACCGTGATCTGGAAGCAGCTGGTACTCCTGAGGAACGTCGTCAAGTCCTGGCTAACTGGACTAAGAAAAAGACTGAGGAGCTAAACAAAGCTTTTGCTACTAAGTCTGGTAACCTGTTGGAACTTGACGCTAACAAACGTCCCTTCCGTTGGTACAACCAAGCTGCACAGTCTGGTACTAAAACCGAACAGATGACTAATCAACTTGCTCACATCGTTGGTGTGGCTAAGTCTGGTGGTAATGTTTATTCGGAAATACAAACCAATCCTGGTAGTCTTGTTGCACGTGATCGTGCTTTAACTGACATGGGTAAGTTGCTAAGTGGTCAACCTATTGGTGATTACTATGCAGTTGCTCAACAGCAGATTAATGCTGCAGCCGGGAAAGAAATTATTAAAAGCCCTATGGATTTACTTGCAGCAGTCTACCGCTCTTACGAGCCTAATTCGTTTGATGCTAAACAAATTGAACAGGCTGTACAAAGACGTAACGAGCTTCCAGCTGCTCAAAAGAACTTTATTGATCGCCGTATGAACGGTGAATACGCTAACCCTAACGCTGCTATTTTAAGCAGCAGTCTTCAAACCCGTTCTGGTTTTGAGGGACGTATTCCTCCTGTGGCAGGTGTCACTAACAGCATCCCTCATCCGTTGAACCGTCAACCTGGATACACTCTACCTAACATTACTCCTCTTGCTGGTCAATCTAAGGCTCAATTGACAGGACTTCCTGCTGATGCCTATAAATGGTTAGCCTACGGAGCAAGTGGTGAAGCTGGTCCTGGTGATGACATCTACGGTGTGGCTGCTTCTATTCTCAATAGGTTTGCCGAAGGTCGTGGTTCTTCTATCGAAAGTATTGTTAAAGCACATAACCCTAGAACAGGTGTTTGGCAATACGAAGCTGTCGGAAAAGGTCTTGCTAAATTTAGACCTGACATCGAAGCTAAATTCAACTCTCCTGAAGGTCAAGCTAAACTTGTTGAGGCTCTTATGCGTCTTCAAGGCAGGACTGATTTTAAAGGACGGTCTCAGTATAAAAATGCTGGACGTTCCGATGTCTTGTTTGATGAGCGTGGTAACTTCTATCACCATCCTGAAGAAAGAGCTAAAGGTGATATTTACTCTGGACCGACTAAGAACGCCTGGAGAAAGTTTGTTACAGGAATCTAAATTATGGAATTTCAACTTAATATCCCAGATCTAGAGGAACTGGAACAAGAACAACCTGAAGCTGTCGAAAAGATTGCTCAGCAGATTCCTCCAGAGGAGACTGAAACACCTCCTGCTCCTCAAGCAGCACAGCCTGAAGGCGCTCCCACTAGTTCTGAATACCAAACCCCAGAGTGGCTAAAACCTTTCCGTGGTGGATTGCCTGGTGAAGAGCGTGGCACCCTTGGTACTATTATGGATGCTTTGGCTGCACCATCAGCTGGTCTTAACGATTACGTTATGGACGAGATGAATAAACTTCCTTTTGTTAATATGAGGAAGCAGTCTAAGTTTACTAATGACGCTGTGCAAGCAACTCGTGAGTTGTCGTCTTTGCTTACTCCTTTTATTGGTATGCGCCGTACCGCTATGAAAGCTGGTCGGGGTTTACAAGCAAAGGTAAAGCATCCGTTAGGTGAGAAGCGTTTGATGAAGTACTTTGCCGAAATGGGCATTGATACTGGTGTCGGTGCTTATGTTGACTACACCAACGTGCTTAACCAATATGACGACAACTTTACTGGTTGGCTGAAAAAGAACTGGCCAAAGACCTGGGCATTTATTCCGTCTGACTGGGCAACCATTGATGGTGAAAGCCCCGATATGTTCCGTCAAAAGAACATTATGGAAGGTGTTCGTTTTGGTTTCTTTGGTAGTGTTCTTGGTTCTACTATTAAACTTGGACGTGCTCTCAAGGGGCTCAGAAATACTACCTCTTACGTCTTTGATTCTGAGTCTGCTGCTGCTAAATTTGCAACTAAAGCTGAGCCTGAAGATGCAATGGATGTAGCCGAAACTATGGCTGCTAATGCTCAGAAGTACGAAGAAGCGTTGAATGAGATGGGTGAGCTTAACCTATCTAAGAATCCGAACCCTGAGGTGCCCCTGAAAGGCGTTCACGACGGCTTTGATGACGTTCAGGTAGCAACACTCCCCGTAGATGATATGGGCATTGTAGGGGCTTCTGTGGACGCTGTACGCATTGCAGATAACAACGGAACTATTCACGGACGGATCCGTAACATGGTCTCTGAACCTGCTATGGAAGTTGGTCTTCAAGGTGATGCCTTGGCTAACCGTGAAGTTGTTAAAGCTTTGAAAGCTGAACTAGAGTCTGCTGGTAACTACAGCGTTAAACTGCCTGACGGTACTCCGTACAACATGTCACGTATTAACGACGAAGGTGCTCGATTGGCAGAAGCTCTAGTGGATCCTCGCATGGAGCCTGGTTCTATGTCGATGCTTCTTTCTGAGTACACTAATGTCTACAACCGTCTTGGTAAAGAAGTACGTGGACTGAGTGATGTTGGCATGAGTGCTGCACGACAAGCTCTGAAGAAGTATACGGATGACTTCATCAACATGGATGCAGTCAAAGCTCAAGCTTATTTTGTTTCTTCTCTTGCTGGTCAAGTCTCTGACATTGCAGAAGGTGCACGTTTGATTGACGAGTTTGATGCTGTTGAACGAGCTAAGGATCGTATCCTTGACCGTATGCAGTACATTGTTGGTGAAACGTCTTTTGCTAAAAAACTCCGTAATCAATCGACCAAAGCTCTTGGTGAGATCCAACGCCGTAGGGACAACCCCGAACTGCTGAAAGAAGCTGCAGAAGCTGCAAACCTTAGTGCTGAACGTGCTGCTAAAGAGTCTGCTGAATATGCTACTCAATTCCGAAATACTCTTCAAGAAATTTCTGAGAAGCGTCCTGAGTTCTTCAAAGTTCTCATGGAAGCATATGAGGTAACTGACGGTAGCATCGACAGTATGCACAAGCTTAACACCTATGTGTGGGAAAAGCTTGGTGCTATTAACAAGTTTATCTGGGATGAGAATCCTGGTATTCCTAACGAAATTGTCCAAGGACTTCGTGGTAACATCTACAACGCCATGTTGACTGGCACTATGGCACCTGCTGGTGCTTTGGCTGGTAACAAAATTGGTTTGTTGGAGAAGCCTATCACTACTTTGATCGGCGCTGCTGCTCACGGTGACATTGCTACAATTCGTCGTGGTTGGCACATGTACAACTCTGTCTTTGAATCCTTTGGTTTGGGTTTAAAGCACGGTGCTAAGATGTTCTGGAAAGCTTCTAAGAATGTCTCTCCAATGGATGCAGCAACTCGTGAAGACTTTATTACTAAGTCTGATGAACAGCTGAGGCTTCTTAAGTCTTTTGCTGATGCTGCTGCGGCTAGTGGTGAAGAAGGTGCTCTTGGCATGTATTACATTGCTGAAGCTCTTCATGGTATGTCCTACAACCCGATCCTGCGTGCTGGTCCTAACTCCATGATTGGATTGGACGGCATGGTATCTGCAGTTATTGCTAACGCTGAAGCACGTGCTGGTGCATATGATAAATGGATGGATTCTGGTAAGAAGCTCGATGCTACTGCCATGAAGAAGATCCAAGATGATATCTATGCGGATAGCTTTGATGACAACGGGATGCTTAAGGATAAGAAAGTTGAGTATCAAACTCGTGAACTTACCCTTAACTTGGATACCGACAACGTTCGTGCATTCAATAACCTGTTGAACCAAAACCCTTGGATGAAGACTCATATCTTCTTCCCACGTACTTTGGCTAGTGCTGTGTCTGCCTTTGGCGAACGTAGTCCTATTACCTTGTTCATGAATGACTACAGGAAGCTTGTACTTCCTTATGGTTACAAGGACTTTACCCAGGAAGAAGTTGCGTCAATCATGTCTGCACGTGGTCTTCCTCCGACCAAGGTTGAGTTTGATAAACTCCGTGCTGAGGTTCGTGGTAGGGTTTACCTTGGTACTGCTTTGATGTATAAAGCCATTGATATGTGGCGTCAAGGCAGACTGCGTGGTGATGGTAATGCTGATGCTGGTAGACAGCGTACTCGTAACCAACTTGGTTGGAAGCCTGGTACTGTATTGACTGATCAAGGTAACTGGGTTGACATTAGTTGGCTTGGTCCTCACGCTCAGTGGTTCAAACTGACTGCTACCTTCCTGGACAACTTCTTTGATGATATTGATCCTGTTAGTTCTGAAAACTTCCTTGCTAAGATGAGCTTCGTGATGGCATCTGGTTTTACTAACCAGTCCATGTATTCAGCTGTTGAGCCCATGCTTGACGTGTTGGATGGTAATGAAGTAGCAATGGGTCGTTGGGCAGCTAACTTCACCAGTAACTTGGCACCTTTGTCTGCTGTTCGTAAGCAGTTTGGTGACATCATGTATCCTGGTCTTCGGGTCATGGAGAATGATTATAAGAGTTTCTTCCTGAATCGTAACCGGTTCTTGCCTGGTGCTAAGGAAATGCCTAACCTGCCTGACTGGTTTGAAGGTCAACCTGTTGGTTATCCTGAAGACCCGTATGTCCGTTTTAACAACGGTGCATTCCCTTGGAAAGTACATGACGGTAAGATCTCTGATGAACGTCAGTATCTGATGGACATTGGTTGGGATCATCGTCCTATCTTTGAAAAAGGTGAGAACGGTGTTGAGTACACACCAGATGAGCAAAGAGACCTGTACTCAGCTCTTGGTAACAACCGAGTTTTTAAAGGTGAAGTTACTAAGATTATGAATCGGCTTCCTGCTAAAACATTTATTGAACAACTAAAAGCTCAACGAGCTGATGGTTCTCAAATTGATGCCAAACTGTTCTATGATGTTTATGGGGATCTGAATGATGCTGCTCGTCTAGCTAAGAAAATGGCGCTTGAAAGCCTTGAACCTGAAGTGCTTCGGGACATCAGGATTCGTGAAATGCAAGAACTTCTAAACATTAAGGCACAGAAACGTGGTGAAAGACCCCCGTATAGTGCCACCAACATGACCAATCGTTAATTCACCCATTTCCCTTAACTATTTAGCGTAATGGCTGTAAATCCTGAAAATTTTTTCAATGGGGATGGATCCACAATTCTATTCTCATTTACATTTGAATATCTTGAAGAGTCATACG